ATGCTCGTAGAGATACGCAACCGGATCGCCTTCTTTGACGAGTGCTTTAGTCATCGGGCTGAACTGCTTGACGTTCTTGTACTGATGTAGCTGCACGAAGTCCTTGTCGGCAGATACGATCATCACGGGCTCGCCGCGACCGAATTCCTGAGTCTGGTGCACAAGAGTAGCAATGACATCATCGGCCTCGACACCTTGCAGATGCACGACCTTGAACGGCAGATTTTCTTTGATCTCATCGCGCACCACGCCGAGGATACGGAAGAACTCGGTCCAGTCAATCGATGATTCCTCACGATTCTTCTTGCGATGCGCCTTGTACTGTGGAAACAACTGACGCCGCCAAGTATTGCCGCCATCGCAGGCTAGAACCATCTGGCCGTATTCCTTGCGGTACTTCACGTTATACATCCGCAGTGAGTTCAGAATCATATGCCGAACTAACTGCTCGTTGACTTGCGCCTTCATGGCGAAGAGGTTGGCGATTGCCACACCGGAATAATCTACAATAATCATACTGACAATATCCTATACCAAGCACTCAGGCTTGTAAACATCAAAATTGCAATCTGCCTAGATGCTTGCGAGTGATCTTGCAAGTTAGCCAATCGTTGTAGTAGTTCTTGTCTAAGATAGCCTTGCGTGTGAACTGCTCGTATGCTTCCCAGTAACTGCACTCTGACTTCGAGATACAAAGATACAGAATCTCTCGCTTGAAGTTAGCCTCGCCCAGATCCTTGACATCTTGCTGAATTGCAGCATTCGAGCCGTAATAACTACGCCAATCAGACTCAACCTTTAGCTTTTTCTTTTTACCTTTTACCTGCTTGCTCTTCGAGCTAAAGAACAGTTTCTTGCCAACGTACATTCGGCCAGAAACTAAATTGGTAATCAGATAAACGAACCCAATATCTTTCTTGGGATCGAGCTGTCCGTCAGAAGGATCAAAAACTTCATTGCGATAGTACCACATAGTTAGTGGTATCTATCGGAGTTTTATTCGTCTTCGTCTGTATCTTCCTCTGACTCGTGGCAGCCACAGAATGGACAAAACTCAGGATACAGCTCACTATCCTCGTCGAACTCGTCCTGATCTTCATCCATGTCTGGATCTAGTTCTGGCATGATCTGCTCGAATCGAAGCGAGTACATCATGCCACAGCAAGGGCATTCTTTTTCTATCTTCATGCTTCGCAGGATGCGCAGTGTAGCAGATTTCTGCCAAGTTCCTGCGCTGGGTTTGTTCCTCGCTGATAGTATAGGCTCTTAACTCCTTGCTCCCATGCAAAGATCATGAGCTGATTGACATCCTTTGGCGAGGTCTTGGGATGTACCATTAGATTGATTGACTGAGATTGATCGATATACTTTTGGCGAGCAGCAGCCTGAATGATGATTTCTTTCTGGCTGATTTCGCCAAATGTCTTAAATACTTCCTTCTCGTTTTCTGATAAGAAGTCGAGATGCTGAACAGATCCTCCCTTGATAAGGATTGTCTGCCAGATTGCTCTATCATTCTTGCCATGCTTTTCCAGCACCGCCTCGAGATAAGGATTCTTATAAGTGAACTTACCCTTTGATAAGTCCTTCACGAAGTAGTTAGAATTTAGCGGTTCGATGGATGGCGATACCTGGCCAAGAATGAAGCTTGAGGACGTCGTGGGTGCGATAGCCAATGTAGTGACATTACGTAGACCATATCCACGCAGCAACTCAGGCTCGCCGTATTCCTTAGCCATCTCGCGAGACGCAGCTTGAGTCTTGTCACGCAGCAGCTTGTGAATTTGCACGTTGAGTAACTTTGCCTCGAATGACTCAAATGGAATCATCTTTGACTGTAGGAACGAATGCCATCCTAGCACACCGATGCCTAGAGCACGCTGCGATACTGCAAACTTATACGGAGCTTGCATAAACGGCAGACCTGCAACCTTGCGAATGAACTCAGTCATTACCGCATCAAGGAACCATGTCAGTGTTTCGGCAGCATCAGTATCTTTCCATTCATCGTAATGCAGCAAGTTCATGCTGCTCAGATTGCAGACGAACGATTCTTCCTCGTTTGAGGAAAGCGCGATCTCGGAGCAAAGGTTGCTGGCCACAATCTTCTTGCCTTTGTCCTTGTAAACCTGCGGAGCATTGTTGTTCACGTTGTCGGTGAACATAACATAAGGGTAGCCAGATTCAAAGCGCTTCTGAATGATCTTACCCCAGATCTTGCGCTTGTTCTCATCTCCGCCGATCATCGACTTCATCCACTCATCTGTTACGGTAACACCGATAGACAAGTTCTGAATTGCATGACCCTCGCTGCGAATTTGTAAAAACTCAAGGATATCCGGATGCTCGATTGGCAGATATGCGGCAAAAGATCCACGACGAACATTTGACTGAGAAACTACATTCGTAGTAGTTTCATACATTTCCATGAAGTGTACTGGACCAGAGGACTTACCGCCTGTAGTAATCTCGCTGCCGCGAGGCCGAAGAGCGCCAAAGTACGCAGATGTTCCTCCGCCCATCTTTGTCATCATTCCTACCTCTGCTGTCTTCTCAAGAATACACTCAAGCTTGTCGCAGATATAAGAGCCAAAGCACGAGATAGGTAGGCCGCGCTGAATACCGAAATTAGCCCAGATTGGACTCGATAATGAATACCAACCACGAGACATATAGTCCTCGAACTTATTTGCAAACCCAGGAACTCGCAGAATCTCCTCTGCTGCCTCTGCAATTTGCCGAATACGCTGCTCAGGTGTCTGACCAGGAGCTAGGTATCCGCGTTCTAAAAAGAGGCGCGAGTCCTCGTTGAGCCAATAATAGCGGTCGTTCATTTAAAAAAGATCTGCAGATTGAAATGATTGCGCCTTCTTAGAATATTCTACAGGACGCTTAAAGAAGAAATCGGTGGCAGTATTGCCCAGAACATCTTCATCGAACCATGTGGTCTTATCAAGGAGTTTTTGATCTAGATTCTCGAATACTGGCTTGATACCGATCTGCACAAGTGAGTCATTCAGACGATTCTTAATAAATTCCTTTAGAATATCAGCATTTAGGCCATCGCCCTTATATCCGTTCACCGCCCAGTCAATGATCTTGGCCTCTGCCTTATAAGCTTCCTCACACTCATGGCGGATCCGCTCTGTCAGTTCTTCATCGAACAACTCAGGATGCTCATCGCGGATCGTGTTGACAAGCTTGATGCCGACAAGAGCATGAATTAGTTCTTCCTTTGAGGTATACGCAACTTGTTGCGCGGTATCCTTCAGAACGTTCCGATAGCGATTGAACCAGTTGATGGTGTAGAACTGGCTGAAGAGTGATACATTCTCGACGTACAAAGTAAATAGAATCAGCGAGTAAACATACTGCTTACGCGCATCCTTGTAGTGCTTCTTGAGATACTTGCGTAGATACTGGACGCGGCCCTGAATGATGTCAAGCTTGAGGTTTTCCTCGAAGATGTGCTCCATCTCAAGCACTCTAAGCAGACGCTCATATGCATTATTATGGATAACTTCTACATTAGCCATAACATAACCCAGATCAGTAATGCTGGGATGTGGAAGATTCTCGCCGACCTTCGCCCAGAATGACTTCACAGCTACTTCAATCTGACCGATTGCAGATAAGCAGCGCGAGATCATCTCACGTTCCTGTGGAGTCAGTTCGGTCTTGAAATCCTGAACATCGCTCTGAAAATTAAACTCCTTATCGGTCCAGAAGCCATTATGCATGGCGGTGATGAACTCTTCAGTCCATGGATAATGATCGGGTTTCCGCGATATTTGCTCTTCAAAAATCATAGTGGTAGGTCTTGTAGTGACAGGTAAATACTGTATCCTATTCAATCATTTTTGTAAACCGCAAAACTACTGCGGTCTCAAAAATACAGTGAGATATCTATACTCCAGCCTTTTTTGGCTGGCAGTAGATTATTCGCCGTTGCGGGCGCGTCTACGAATAGCGCGTAGTGCTCCAGTGCTGCTATCTCGAATTACTATGAGATGATCTTTGCCGCGATTCTTATAAGCGTAGTCGTAGATTGCTTTATGATTCTCATTGTTGAGATCAAGAAAACGCGACCAACGCTCAAACTTCATCTTGCCCTTCTCAAACTTTCGAAACGTTTCAGCTTCCAGATCAAACTGACGATACTTACGCTTGATAACTGGTCCGGGTACCATTGATGGCGGCATAGCCATATCTGGTGAATCACCAGTGACATTTGCAGGCGAAGACATGCCAGGTGCGCCACCAGCGGGCGTGCCGTCTTCTCGAAGTTTCCGGATTGATTTCATATGCTTCTAAGGACTTTTACGATATTTTGGTCAAGAGGAATCTCGACCTTTTCGTTTTCTGGTAAATAATTGAGATATACTAAGAAAGTTTTTAACGC